GTATTATATACCCAAATCCATTTAATGTCAACCTTTTTACACAAGGTCCACTTGAATTTGTTTGCCACGAATCGTAGTACCGAGTCCGGTTGGGATAGGTTTGCGTATTGCTTTTGCAAATTCCCGTGCGTTTGCCAACTGTTGTAGTGCATCCCAGCACAATACACGGGCATTAACTGTAGCAAACATTTCGGTCATTTGCTTGACCGTCATATACATTCCAATGTCGTTTTCACTACCATCGCCCTTGAAAATCACACGGAATTTTTGTGAATTTTTGAAGCCTTCAATCACTGTTTTTGTACGCATTTTCTAGTCCTTTAATTAACTGTCTAAGATTGTATTATATACCCAAAACCATTTAATGTCAAGTCATAGCCCTGAATAGGCCACTAGCACAAATGGCGATTGAGACAACATTCACCAATATTTGGGGGTTGTTGCGGACACGCAACGCCCAAATTAGGAAGAAAATCGTCCCAAAAGCAAAAGCAATTATATTGTAGGGGTCCATATTTCCCATCGCATTGAGCAAATGCCCTGCGATAACAAATACGACCCCGCCCCATTGTAGTGTATCATTTTTAAGCATATTTGCATTATATACCCAAAACCATTTAATGTCAACCTTTGGGATTGTTTAATTCGTTTTCTATTTTATAGATAGGTTGAACACCCTTCATTAGTGAAGTCAGGCTACCAATTGATGGGTGCCAATATCGTTTTCTACTATCCTTAGTGGGTTGCCAATAATTCTTTTGTGTTATGGAATCAAGCAAGCCTAAACTCTCAAAGGATACTGGCCCATCAAGATCCTTAATCTGTTTAATTAAACTGTATTCAAATTTAAGGTCCTTAAGTGCATGACTTTCACTTTTACTTCTTACAATTCGTATTGTAGTAGTACCGTCATGCCAGTATTCTTTGAATAAGTAGTCCATACTATTACGGGCGTTTTTTCAATACAGAATCAGCTAACCCATATGCTACTGCTTCGGTAGCACTCATAAAATTGTCTCGTTCCATATCTGCATATAGATCGGCATATGTTTTACCTGCGCTATTGTGGTCAACGTAGATTTCAGTTAGAGATTTCTTCATAGCTAAAATTTCATTAACTTGAATCAACATATCAGTAGCTTGACCACGTGCGCCACCGCTTGGTTGATGAATCATATGCCGTGCATTTGGCAACATATAACGCTTACCTTTAGCACCTGCTTGAGCAAGTAAACTACCCATTGAGCAAGCCTGACCCATAACGATAGTCATAACATCGGGTTTAATGAATTGCATACAATCATAGATGGCCATACCAGCAGTTACACTACCACCTGGGCTATTGATATAGACAGAGATATCTTTCTCTCCTTCACTTTCCAAATAAAGCAATTGAGCAACAACTAGATTTGCCATTTGATCATGTACTTCACCTTCAAGTAAAATTACACGGTCACGCAACATGCGGCTGTAGATATCATAACTACGCTCACCTTTGCTTGTTTGTTCTAAAACCATTGGGACTAAACTCATAAGATTCCTTAAATAAAATGTTATTATACATTAATCTTAATTAGAAGTCAAACTATTTTGGTTAGTTACTTATCCAATCTTTGTTTCTATATGGCTTCCCATATAGTGCATTTGGAAGATATCTAACGACTTTTTGCTTTACCCTTTTGATTATAGGATGCTCATGGTCATGATTGAATGCTTTTAAATACATTCTCCAACTATTATGATTTCCACGTTTACCCCTTTGGTCTATATTAAGATATTCAATTACTTTGTTTTTGTCATTTTTGAATGTCCATAATAATTCACAGGCTATATTAAATCCATACGCATCAATTTCATCACTACATCCAAGATAGGATTGTGTTTCACGTTGTTCTGTTTTTTCTGCTGTGCTTGCGTAATCGGGCAATTCTTTGAATTTTCTACGGCGATATTGTCGCATATGAATCAATTCATGCATTATCGTATGTGTAATAGTATGACATGACCTTTTAAAATTAATTGGTGTAATCTTAATTGTATCTTTTTTGCTTTTATAAACTAGGACCAATTCGATTGATTTTTGTTTTTGTTTATCTAACTCACTATAATATGCGCCTCCTACCCAAATACAATTTGTATCAACACAACTATCTCCCCATTTTTTTAACTTAATCGGGATATGTTTCTTTATGTGATTGCCTAATATTCTGTGAAATTTCTCTACGGATATTTCTTTATTAGTTAGTTTTGGATGTAGGGACCATATATATTCGGTTAGTTCGTATCTGTTTAATGCTGACCAATCAAATTTAGATTTACGCACTGCCACGATACTCTCCCGTTTATTTTCTTTTAGTCCTAGTGCCAACTTCTCTTGGCTTATTAACAGGATTAACAATATCTCTTGCTGAAGTTGCTAACTCATCTTTGCCTGCACTTTTTTCACGTTTTGCTCTAACGGCTGGAGTACTAACAACTTCTTCATCATCTTTGGGTTTACCTGAACCTTTATCAATTTTAAATGTATAATTACCTTTTATGCCGGTACTATAATATGTTTTACCTGCCGATAGATAAACACCCTTGATGCTTTCACCGGGATAAACAGTATTGAATTCTTGTAAGGTCCATTTACCTTTGCCTTCACTTGCTTTAGTATACATCTGCACTAATGCACCGTTGTTTAATATGTCAGCCGCAGCGGAACTAAATTTTGTTTTGTCATTAACTTCTTCTGCTGCCTTATGTGCTACCGCTGCCGTCAAGTGATAAAATAAGTTTACATTGTCTGGGTCATCAGTATTGCGTGATTGTGCTAATTTTGTTAGATTCTTACTAAGACCAAGTTGACCAAGATTATCTAAGCTAACTGGACTTAGCTTTTTAAATGCCTTAATCATATCAGCATCATCTGGAGTAATGATACCATATCTTACACCCAACATCAATGGTGCACCTGCTTGCCCTGCATTTTGTATCTCACGTAGTAAGTCAACTATTTGTTTGTGTTTGTTTAAGAATTTTCCACCATCGGGAGTTTCTGCTATTTTATCAATTTGGTCAATTAAGTTTGATGCGCTAGCAGTAGCACCCTTGCCTCCCTTTGTACTGATTAGCACACTACGTCCATCACCAGTAGACATAACGCTATCACTTAGTCCTGCTGTTTTACTATCATCAAAGCTGATTAATGTTTTTTGGAATGTACCATTCAAAAATTTATTTGCAGCCTCACCTGCGTTACCAGTGTATTGACCTTTTTGCAATGCTATTGGTTGTAATATTTCACAGAAGTAATCACGGAAAGCGGTAAAGCTAACACCCTCTGGAGCATCAAATGTTATGGGCAATGGTTGTCCCATTGCAATATTATGTGCCAAGGCGTATAATGGGTTATCAGTTCCTAAACTACTAGCAAGTTGATTCATTATGCCAGGGACAGTTAAATCAAGTTTATCCGTTAATAAATCTTGCGGGCTTAATCCAGCATCTGCTTTTGCTGCTGCCTTACCACCAAACTTATATGTTGCACCGTCTACTGTAAATGAATTTGATACTTTATTTTCAATACGTGAGGGTTTGATTTCTTGTAAATATTGTCCAATAACAAAATTACCAAATGAGATTAGTGCAAATCCACCGGTACGTCCTGAACGACTATTTTGCCAAACAATTCCAGGAACTTGTTCTTCTATTTCACTTAGAGCCTGATCTAGTTCCTCGGGTGAATATTTGCCACCGGCTTCGGGGAAGAATTTAATATCATTAAATATTGCTTCCTCACCGTTTTCGTTTTTAAAAACGTCACCGGGTTTGCGGCCGGCTAGACCAGTACTTTCAGTTAGTTGTTCAATTATATTAATAAATTCACGCATAGTTTAGTATTTATCTATAGAAAAAAATATAAAATTTCTATCCGATAGTAAATACAATGAAGGAGAAAATTATGATCAAATTTCTAAAAAGCCTACTCGGTATTGAATCCCCAGCACCGGTAGCAACACAAGCGCCAGTTGCAGTACCTGCACCCTACAAAGTAGAATCAACCGCCCCAACACAAGTTGCGGTAGTTAATGCTGCTGAAGTATCTGCAACTCAAACTAGTCCTGCTGTAGCTGAAGCACCAGCAAAAGCTAAAGCACCTGCTAAGCCAAAGGCCGCAAAGCCTGCTGCTGCTAAAGCACCTGCAAAGCCTGCTGCTGCTAAAGCACCTGCAAAAGCTAAGGCTCCAGCGGCACCAAAAAAGCCTAAGATTAGCATTGCAAAATAAATGACTACGATAGGGTTTGACCTAATTAGTGATTTAAATCTATCTCCCGATGATAGTTTTGATTGGGAAGGAAAAGCAACTAGTTTATACTGTATAATAGCAGGAAATATTAGTGAAGATTTACGCACAATTAGGCAAACTTTATCGCATTTATCTAAATTCTATCAGGGTATATTCTATACTCTAGGTTCGTTAGAATATCACAATACAGATGATGTTGCAAAGAGAACGGACGAAATCCACAAAGCATGTCGCAATATTCGTAATCTAGCATTGATGCATCATCATGTGGTTGTCATTGATGGCATAGCAGTTATTGGCGCTAATGGTTGGTATGGTAATACGGTATATGATGATGAAACAGCTAGTATACTAGAAGTTCATCGCAATGAAGATATCTTGTATCTCAAAAACACAATTGAACGACTACAAAAACATTTAGATGTTAAACGAATTGTAGTTGTCTCTAACTCAGTTCCCAGTATAGATTTATACTTCGGCGAACATCCCTCAACAATAGATACTCAACTTAATTTAAGTATTTCACTATTAGCAGATACAGAAAGTAAAGTATCGCATTGGTTGTATGGCACATATAAAAAAGTAGTTGATACCAATATAAATGATATCAACTACATTAATAATAGTAGTTTCAAAAGAAACCCCTATTGGGCTAAACGAATAGAAGTTACTCTTTAGGCTTCTGCTTCTACTTTAACTTGTAATGGGAAACCCTGACTACGTGCTTCAAGCGTAACTTCAATTCCCTTTTGTTCAGCAATTTCATAGGGCAAAACAGCAACAATCGCACTACCCTCTTCGTGGATATTATGTGTAATTGACTGTGCGGTGTCTTGGTTGTAGTTAAAGTAATCAATTAAACTACCTACGACAAATTCCATACTGGTTACATTATCATTGATGTAAATGATTTTGAACAATGGAGGTTCGGATAATGCAAGGTTAGGCTTGATCTTAATTTTTGTTTCTGTTTTAGACATAGTAGTTTATATTGTTAGTTATAAAAGTGTGTAGTCACCGCGACTACACACATGATGCTATTATACTATTTAGTATAGGTAATAGCAATTGCTCTGGGTTTTTGTTCTTCAGGTATTTCACGTTTTAAGTGAACATTAAGAATTCCCAATTCTAAATGAGCATTTTCAATCTCAACAAAGTCAGCAAGTTTGAATTCACGACGGAAATCTCTTGCGCTAATGCCCTTGTGTAGATAGTTAATGTCAGTTTCTTCTTCTTCCTTGATTGTGTTCTTGCCTTCAATAATCAAAAAGTTTTTATCTTTTGTTACTGAAAGATTATCAAGACCAAAGCCAGCCACAGCCATACTAATCATATATTCATCGTCAGTAATCTGTACGACATTATATGGGGGATAGTTTGTGTTGGTTTGTTGTGAATGCATTCTGTGCAACTCATCAAACATAGTATCAAAACCGATACCAAATTTGTGTAGTTGTGGAATGTCAAGGGAACGAAGGGTTAATGTATTTCTAGTCATAGTTTTCTCCTTATATAAGCAAGTGACTAATATGTGAGCCCGACTATCGGCACTCAACAT